GTGCCGGCGTCGACGAAGTTGCCGACGTAGCGCATCGTCACCCGGGCCTCGACGGCCGACCGAGCCCGGCGGCCGGTCCGGGTCTCGGCGGCCTTGATGGAATCGTGGAGGGCGCCGGTCGAGTAGCCGAAGCTGCGCTGTCCCCGGTTGGGGACCATCCCCCGGGCGATGCGGACGGTCTCGTCCTGCCACTTGGCGGCCGTCGGCTTGATGACCTCGGTCCGGATCGCCTTCAGGCGGGCCTTGAAGGCGGGCGTCCCCTTGATGTACTGGCCGGGCATCTAGGCCACGCCGAAAACGCGACGGTGGCCCTTGAGAAGCCGGGCGTAGGTCGGATCGCCCAGGGCCGCCGGGGCGACCTCGGGCCGGAGGGCCATCAGCTCGGCCATCCGGAGGGCGGCCTGGGAGAGGGCATCGTCGGGGGAATCGACGTCCTCGTCCCAGTCGCCCACGTCCATCTTGACCCTGGCGATGGCCGCCGACAGGAGCCGGGCAAGCCTCGTCGGGTCCTCGCCGAGGTCGCCATCCCAATCGGGGCTGGTGACGTCGAGGACCTGCTTGAGCTCGTCCAGCTCCGGCCAGGCTGCCATCTAGGACCCGGTGATCGTGTAGCTGGTGAATGCCGTCGGGTAGAGCGGCGCGAACCAGAACATCGACACGACCGCGACGTCGCGGCCGGCCTTCGAGGGCACGTCGACCTGGAGGGTGAAGGTGCCATCCTCGGTCCAGGCGAACCCGGACGACGGGCCCACGATGGCGTCGATGTCGCCGGCCACCGTGTCGAGGGCCGGGACGTGGACGGGGCGCAGGCCGGAGATCGTGCCACCGGGCCCACCGCCCGCCGTGAAGTTCCCGGCGAGGTTCGAGTAGAGCGGCGTATTGGTCGTCGTGGCCTTGGCGTCGATGAATGCCGCGATGCCCTCGGATGACAGCCAGATGGTGTCGACCGTCTGGTTGACCGCAGCGGCGTTGCGCCATGCGGTGCCGAAGGATGCGTCCTCGGGGTCGAGCGTGCCGCCCGCGCTGTCGCCGACGAACAGCGCCGTCAGCGCCTGGATCTCGGCGTTCTTGCTGAGCGATGCCAGCAGCTCGGCCAGGTACAACTCCAGGAATGAGGGCCCGGACCGCTTGACCAACTGCAGACTTAGATCGCCGCCGCCGGCGATGGTGACGGCGTCGAACGACGCGGTGGTGATGTTCGTCGCGGTCGAGGCGATGAGCGATTTCTCGGTCGTCTGGACCCCGGTCGTCGGCGGCGTGATGATCTTGGGGACGATGAGCTGCATGCCGGCCGGCGGCAGTGACAGGCGGCGGGTCGAGTTGAGGAACGGCCGCCGATTGGGGGTAATGCCGATGAGCTCCGGGATGAACGCGTCAGGCACGACGCCGAGGTTGTCGGTGGTGACGATGTCGGTCCACGCCCGGAGCTGGTCCTGGGCGACGCGCTCGCCCGACAGGAGCTTGAGCGAGACCTCCATCCACGGGCCGATCTGCTTGCGGAGATCCTCCTCGGGCTTGGGCGCCGGGAAGGTCAGCTCCTTGCGCGATCGCTCCTCGAGGTCTTCCAGGCGGTGAACCAGCGGCGCGAGGGCGGCCGTCTGGCTGGCGCCCTGCGTCTCGATGGCCGCGATGAGCGGCCCGAAGTCGATGGCCGGCGCTTCCGGCTGCGGGGTGGTCTCGGGCATGGGGGTATCTCCTGGTGCTGACCGGATGGACTGGACGCCCGCCTCGGCCCACGTCGGGGCCCAGGTGGTGGAGACCGCCCGCAGGGCGGCCCGGTGGACGACGCGCAGCGTCCTGCCGGCGCGGCGGTACAGCTCGACGCCGTCGGGGACGTCCTGGAACGTGACCGATGCCCCGGCGGAGACCCCGTCGGCGGCGAGGGTGAGGATGTCGTCGCCGCGCTGGGTCCTCGACACCTTGAAGGTCATCCACGCGCCGTCGGCGCGATCCTCGTAGGTGATGCCCTTGCCGGCGTGCTCGAGCTGGAGCACGATGCGAGACGGGTCGACGTCGGCGAAGGCGCCGCGCATGATCACCTCGGGGCCGGCCCGGGTGATGGCCGGCACCTCCCACGGCACGATCCGCATGGCGATCTCGCGCCGATCGGCGCTGCGGAGCTCGAGCGCAGCGTCGGGAGCGACGGATGCGTCGAGAAGGTCGAACCAATCGGTCATGGACAAGGCCCTCCAGCGATTGCGCTTGAGGGCACGTGCGCGGGAGGGCCTCTGGCCGACGGCTTCGAAGAGCACGCAGATCGGCGGGTTATTCGACTGCCGCGGATGGTGCGCCTTCTAGGTGGCCGTCGTCAATCTCGTGACGTCGCCCGCCAGGCCGCCCCTGTCGCGCCAGCGGTAGTACGCCGCGGCATCGGCCCGGCGGTGGTGCTGGGCCCGGGTGAAGATGGCATCGGCGTTGGCCTTCTGCTCGGGCACGCCCGGATGGCTGATGTGCATGCGCGGCAGGTAGTGGAGGCTGCCGAGCGCCCGCCCGATGTCGATCCAGGCGTTGTCGATGCCGTAGTGGTCCGACACCGGCAGGGCCAGCCAGCCGAGCCTGCGGACGATCGACGTCGAGACGAACCAGGCCGTCCCGAGCTCAGGGCCCCAGTAGCCGTCGTCGCCGTAGGCCACGCCCGGCTTCGCCAGGGCCTCGGTCACCATGCGATCCCAGCCGGGTGTCAGGAAGCGGTGGTCGTCGCCGACGTGACCGACGATGTCGACCTCGTCCCAGACCCGGACGACGGCCTGGTTGGTGGCTTTCGTGAGGCTGCCGCCCTCGACGCCCACGACCTCCACGCCCAGGGCGATCAGGTCGACGTAGCCGTCGCCCGCCGGGTCGTCGAGGTCGACGACCACCATCAGCGACGTCGTCGGCAGCTCGACCGTCGCCCGGAACGACGCCGCCATCTCGGCCGTCTGGGCGGGTCGTCCACGGGTCGGGCAGAGGACGAGGAGGCTCACGCGAAGCGCCACGCCTTCCTGATCGGCAGGTTCGGGTCGTGCAGGCTGCGATCGCCGCGATGGTCGACGAGCGACGGCAGCGGGACGTAGGTCTCGACCTGGTTGGCGATGGCCCAGCCCCGGACGCGCATGTCGTCGGCCGCCCGGCCCTGCCTGTCGCCGAACGCGACGATGTCGGCGATGTAGCGGGTCGGGTAGACCATGCCGACGCCGAACATCGAACCGCCGAGCTTGGTGAAGTGGCCGACCCGCTCGAGCCGGCGGGCGATCGTGGCCTCCATCGGGTAGCCGTGGTGCGGTCGCCAGAAGAGGCAGTAGATGTACTCGCCGGCCTCGACCATGCACTCGAGGCGGGCCCGGAAGTCGGCGCCCAGCACGGTGTCGTCCTGGAGGACGCAGTGGTAGGGCGCATCGGCGTGCAGGAGCATCGCCTCGCGGCAGGTGCGCCAGACGGGCCCGCGGTCGCGCACGGTCGCCCAGGGCGGGCGGGCCCAGGCGACGGGGACCGGCCCGAGCTCTGCCCGCAGCTCGTCGACCCACGCCGCCCGCTCGGGATGAGCCATGATGGCGATCGAGACGGCCGTCACGCCGCGGTCGGCACCTGGCGGCAGCGGGGGCACCACTCCGGACGGCTGCCATCGGTCGAGAGCAGTTTGCCGCAGGCGGTGATGCGCATGACCCCTGCCCGGCGCTTGGGGACCATGTTCTGGCAGCGCACCTCGACCGCCGCGGAGCGGAAGCCCGACGGGCCCGGGATGGCCTGCGGTGGCGCCGGCAGGACGGCCGCGTTCTCGACATCGCCTGCCGCCAGGCCCTCGAACGAGCGCGCCTCGTCGGCGCTGATGATGCCGTGCTCGATGCCGTTGCCATACACGTCGTAACGCGTCTTGATGTCGGCCAGGGTCAGTGAATCGGAGTTGAAGCGGGCCACCGTCGAGCGCGACAGGAGATCGGACATGGTCTGCTCGATCGCTTCCATGTAGTTGGGCCGGAGGCACATCCGCAGGAACTTGTCGAACTCGGAGCCGACGTTCTGGTAGGTCACCGACGAGCCGCTGATGGCGGCATTCAGGAGCGTGGCGTCCATGTTGAACATGGTCGCCACCTCGGCGTTCTGGAAGCCGCGGGCGGTCAACATCTGGGCGCCGGCGGGGTTGTAGTCGAGCTGCTGGATCTCCTCGATGCCGGGGTCGATGACCTTGGGCACGTTGTTGTCACCGGCCATCCAGGCGGCCTTCAGGGTCTGTGCCTCCGACAACCCCGTGTCGGGGTCGGTGGAGCCGTCGAGCTCGACCGCCGACTTGATGACGAGCGGCGGGACCCCGCCGCTGGCGAAGAAGTTGCTGGCCCACGCCTGGGCCTCGACCGCGACACTGATGGCCGCACCGCACATCTGGAGGGGCCCGACGCCCCGGAGCTGGCCGGGCTCGCGGCTGTAGACGAGCTGGCGGAAGTCCTCGTTGGGGATGGACCGGTCGCGCCACTTGACGATCGGGTAGCGCAGGTCGCGCTCGTTCTCCTCGATGGTCACCTCGTGGGGCGGCATGTTGATGAGCGACAGGGCCTGCCCGTCGCCGTCACGCGCCGCGATCCACCAGTCGGCCTCGCCCCGGGAGGCGATGTTGTAGGTGGTCATGCGGTAGAACTCGCGGGGGATCTGGAACGGGTCGGGGCGGACGATCAGGCGCGGCCGGTCGTCGGGCGCCAGCTCGACCTCGCCGCGGTACGCCTTCATCGACAGCGAGCCGACGAGGTTGGAGATCAGGTTGACGGCCCCGAAGATGGCCGGCACGCCGAGCGCCTCGCGGATGCTCACGGCGAACCCGGGCTGGTGGTAGGCGCGGATGTTGGCGAGCTGGGTGGCGAGCGGCGGGTACTCGTCGAACGGCGTCGCCAGGACCACGTCGCGCTCGTGGAGCGGCTCCAGGGCGAAGAAGCGGCGAACGGTGTCGAGCATCACATCACCTTGGGCGTGGCATGGCGGGGACCGGACGGCAGCCAGACGGCCCGGACGGCGGCCAGGGCCGCGGTGACCGGCCGTCCCTCTTTGGCCCTCACCGCCTGCCACTGGCCGCCGTCGTGGGCCTTGTCGCGGGCCGTCTGGGGAAGGTCGGCGGTGATCTCGGCCGCCCGCGACCAGCGCAGGGCGCCGCTCTCGACGAGGGTCGCGAACTTGCCCGAGGCGGCGCCGTGGTCGCGGCTGCCCATCGCCTTGGCGCCCGGCAGGTAGCGGGCGAGGTCGGCGTCGGTCCAGGGGTCGAACCAGACCGAGCGGACCTTGAGCGAGCTCGCCAGCTTGCGGAGGTCGGGACCGAAGAGGGCGACGTCGATGGGGTCCCCCGTCACGTCGGCGACGACCTCGAGCCCCACCCGGGTGTCGTCGATCGGCCAGGCGATGACGGCACTGGCCCGCTTGCCCGACGGGTCCATCGCGATGCCCATCGATGGCTGGCGGATCGGCCCGGGCTCGGTCCGGCAGCGCAGCCAGGCGGCCTCGTCGACGAGGGATGGCTGGATGCTGGTGACCCAGCGGCAGAGGTTCTCGGTCTCGAAGTGGTTGAGCGTCCCCGACAGGCTGTGGCGGCGGTAGCTGGCCTCGAGGTTGCGGAGGACCTGGGGATGGTGGCCGATGGCCGGGTTGGCCTCGTACCAGCCCTCGCGGTCGTCGACGTCGCGGTCAGGCGCGGCCGACCACTCGAGGTAGGCGAGGCTGGGGTCTTCGCCGGCCCGGTCGCGGACGGCGTTCAGGACGATGCTGGCGCTGGTGCCGGCGTTGCTGAGGTACACGATCTGGGGGTCGGGCGACATGCTGGTCGTCGGCTCGGCGGCGGCGATGACGTCGTTCGATTCCATCTCGCGGAGCTCGTCGATGACGACGAGGTCGGTGGCCCGGCCGCGGGCGCTGCCGCCACCCGCCGCGGCGATCCGGTAGCTGCCGCCGTTGGCGAGGATGATCTCTTCGGTGCCCTGGCCGAAGCGCGGCCAGATGACCCGGCCGCGGCGCTTGGGGAACAGCTCGGGCTCGTTCGACAGGGCGTCGGCGATGGCCCGGAACATCTCACGGGGAAGGTCGCGGACCTGGGCGATGTGGATCACCCGCTTGCCCTCGCGGAGGCGGTGGATGATGAACGGCTTGGCGAGGGTCGTCTTGCCCTGCTGGCGGGCGACCAGGATGGCGACCTCGCGGTAGAGCAGGCCGTCGGGTCCCCTAGCGGTCAGGTAGCGGGCGGCCGTCTCCTGCCAGGGCATGAGCTTGATGCCAAGGGCGACCGCCTCGCGCCGCACGGCGGCGAGGTCCGATCGCGCCGGCCGCGGGGGTGAGACCCGCGGCTCGGCGCTGCCATAGCGGCGACGGCTCGGAGCCGTTGCCAGGGCGCTCATCCGACGAGGCCCATCGGGATGTCGCGGTTGCGCACCATCATCTGGCCCATGTACTCGGCCGACAGGTCGATGAGGACCGCCCGTCGGTTCAGCCGCTGGGCCACGAGGCCGGTCGTCCCGCTGCCGGCGAACGGGTCGAGGACGACGCCACCGACCGGGCAGCCGGCGAGGATCATCGGCTCGATGAGGGCCTCGGGGAAGGTGGCGAAGTGGGCTTCGGGGTAGGGCTGGGTCGCGACGGTCCAGACGGAACGCTTGTTGCGACCGGCCTCGTCCCAGCCCCCGAAAGTCGTGCCGACACCCGGCAGCCCGCGGTGCATCGTCTGAGATACATACGGGCTGTTGGCATGAACGGTGCTGCCGGGAACGGTTATTCCACTCGTCGTCGTGCCGTGCTTGCGGATAGCGACGGCCCGGCTTCCGTTCGTGTCGGCG